AGTCTAATTTCTCTGGCAAGCTTGGTGGCAATATCTCTGCTACAGATAAACTTGGCCTCTATGGTGAAGTTTCTTTCTCACAAGTGGAAGATGCTGACAACACATACGGTACCAAACTAGGTGCTAAATATAGCTTCTAATTATGTATTCACTATTTGACTATATGCTTTCACCTCCTGTTAAAACCGTAGTGGTTGTAACAGAGGAGCAACTAAATGACCTTAAAGCAAAGCAGCTTAATGAAGAAATTGAAATCAACAAACGCCAAAGCGAAGAGCTTGAAGCTGCATACAATCGCAGAAAACAAAATCTCACAGATTCTTTGGCCAGTCTTGAGTCTCAAGTAAAAGCATTAACTCCTGTAAAACCTGCTAAAAAGAATGTCACAACAAAGTAATCAGGCTCCAGCCTCAGTAACATACTATGGCCCTGACCCTGAAGAAAAAAAAGAAGCCGTCAAAGAAGCAGCCGACGAGTATCAATCTCTCGAAGAAGCTCTCTTGGGCGAGTAAAATAAATGAACTATGGGTAGTGGTCTTTGGACTGCTATCCTTTTTTATTTTTATCGAAGCATCACACTTACACTTTCATCAACATGAGAACACAACTAATCAATGCTCTGAAGGCTCACGCTAACGGTGAGATACAGAAGCACTTAGCTAACGTAGAAGTTTACTTAGAAAATCCAGCTGGTATTGGAGAGCACTCTGATATAACAGAAGCGATTGGTCTTGAACTAGATAAGATAGCTAGGTACCATGATCAAATGGAAGTACTTAGTAAGTATGTGATCAAATAGTATAAGGGATGAGGCACCTCAGAGTCGGACCTCTTTCCTATTGGCATAAGCCCAGTACGCTGGATACCTTTTGCCGTCATGACGGTGGGATAGACCACAAAAACAAACGTTTAAATTTGCTAGCAAGGGTAAATATACATTCATTACATTTTAAATTAAAGGAAAATGGCTCAACAGTCAACAGCTCATACCGCTTCACTGACCCGTCAAGGTCAGTCGAACGCAACAGGTGACGCTAGAGCGCTGTATCTTAAGCTGTTCTCTGGAGAAATGTTCAAAGGCTTCCAGCACAATGCGATTGCTCGTGACCTTGTGATGAAGAGAACTTTGAAGAACGGTAAGAGTCTTCAGTTCATCTACACAGGACACACCAAAGCCGAATTTCATACTCCAGGAAATAGCATCTTAGGTAACAGTGACGGTGCTCCACCAGTAGCAGAAAAGACCATCACAGTTGATGATCTATTAATCAGTTCAGCTTTCGTTTATGAATTAGACGAAACACTTGCGCATTATGAATTGAGAGGAGAAATATCTAAGAAGATTGGATATGCTCTTGCGCAAAAATATGATAGACTAATCTTTAGAAGTATCATTCGTGGTGCTCGTAAGGCTAGCCCTGTAACTAAGTCTGGATTCGTAGAACCAGGTGGAACACAGGTTCGTATCGGTTCTTCAGGTACTGCAGCAGCAGATTCTATTGATCCCGATAAAATTGTAACAGCGTTCTATGATGCAGCTGCTGCCCTAGATGAAAAGGGTGTATCTGGTGATGGACGTGTTGCTGTACTAAACCCACGTCAGTACTATGCTCTTATTAAGGGACTAGACGGATCTGGTATTGGTGCTTATCTAGTTAACCGTGACTCTCAGGGTGATGCTCTACAATCAGGTAAGGGTATCTATGAGATAGCTGGTATTAAAATCTACAAGTCTATGAACGTACCTTTCTTCGGAGAGTACGGTACTAAGCTTGGTGGAACAGCTAGTGCTACCGACCCAGGACTTCCTGCCGTAGGTAATCTTGGTTCATTTGTACAGGAATCAGTTGAAGATGGCCGTAACTCAGTTACAGGTATCAACAACGAATATGGTCAACAATCTGACTTCTCTAAGTCTTGTGGTATAATCTTCCAAAAAGAAGCCGCAGGTGTCGTAGAGGCGATTGGACCGCAGGTACAGGTAACATCTGGCGATGTGTCAGTGGTTTACCAGGGTGATGTGATATTAGGACGTCTCGCAATGGGCGCCGACTATCTAAACCCAGCCGCAGCTGTAGAACTATTCGCAGGTGCTGCAACTGGAAACTCTGCTTTCTAGTTTATACACTTTATAGGGGTACTTCGGTACCCCTTTTTTATTATTATGGCAGTCGTATCTTATGGAGCGTCCACCGAACTGGATGCAGTCAACTCTATATTGATGAGTGTTGGAGAGTCACCTGTTAATACATTAAATGTACAAAGCCCCGAAGTGGCTATTGCACAGAAAACTCTGCAGCAAGTCTGCCGTGAAGTATTAGCAGAAGGATGGGTCTTCAATACAGAAAAACAATACCCAATTACATTAGACAGCAACAATCACTGTATAGTACCTAACAATGTATTACAGATTGATCTTAATCAGTTTAAGCACCTTGATGATTTTCATGTTGTTAAGAGAACTGACAATGGTGTGGTAAAACTATATGATAATTATGAACATAGATTCAATTTTGAAAATACAAGTGAAGGTAAGCTTTATGTAGATATTATTTGGATGCAAGATTTTGCAGATATTCCACAAGTATTTAAAGATTATATAACTACTAGAGCAACCCGCATTGCTTCTAATCGTATGGTTAATGATCCTAATTCAGCTGAACTAATGTCTACAGACGAAACATTAGCAAGAGCATTAGCTGTAGAGTATGATGCTAATCAAGCTGAATATAATATCTTTAACGATCAAGAAGGAAGAACAAATCCCGCTGGCACCTACCGACCATATCAAGTTTTACAGCGCAGATAATGGCAGCAATCAATCAAAAAATACCTAACTTTTTAGGAGGGGTATCCCAGCAGCCTGATTCAATTAAGTTTCCTGGGCAAGTTAGGGTGTGTGATAACGTAGTGCCTGATGTAACTTTCGGGTTAATGAAGCGACCTCCTGGAGAATTTTTAAAAAAACTTCCCAATGCTACTGATACTGGTTATTGGTATGAAATCATAAGAGATGGGGATGAGAAATATTTAGTACAAATAACACCATATGCTAGATGGACACAGAATACGGCTTATGCAGTAGGTGATTATGTTGCAGGGTGGTGGAATGGTAATGTATATAAGTGTGATACAGCTGGTACTTCATCAGCTACAAGTGCAGGTCCGTCAGGTAGTGGTAATAATATAACAGATAATACTACACGTTGGGATTATGATTCAGTTGCATCTAAATGGATAAGGATATGGCATCTCCAGACTGGAGTAGAACAAACCCTTACTAATGCTGCTGGAGCTGCTATATTTAATTATCTAGTTGGTGCAACAAAACCTTATTCTCTACAGTCTATACAAGATTATACACTTATCACTAACCCTGACGTACAAATCAGGAAAGGTAATTCTCACACAACAGAACCTATCAATAGTGGGAATTATGCTTTTGCTAGATTAGATACTATTGCTTATAACACAGAATATGTATTATATAATAATACCACCACTCCTAATACATATACACACTGGAGAGTGACAGCCGTTAGTGTTCGTCATCTACCTAACTATAATGTAAACACCGCTTCTACTACATGGGGTAATGACGGTGAAACATGGGATGCCGATCATGATGATGGATCAAAAGCAGGTCAGAAAGGCTGGTCTTTTGACTATAGTAGTACTTCTCATAATGATCGATATTGTACAAATCTCGAAGGTCATTTAACAGTCAATGCTTCTATTTATATAAATGATAATGTAGCTCAATATCAAGGCGATGATGAATCAGGAACACCTGATACCACTGGTACTGGTTCACAATTTGTTGGGTATGATCCAGATTATAACACTCGGTATACAGCTGCAGTTACATTAAAAAATGGTGGCCTTATTACAGGAGATTTAGACGCTTCTACTACAACGGATAGATATATAACTGAAACTCAAGCTAAAGGTAAATGGACCGTGATATCTATAGAAGGTAAGTACTATAGAATTGATGTAGATGCAGTTGAACCTGTTGAAAGTTATTTAGGTGTACCTAATATAGGTTATTACCGTACTCCTAAAAATCCTGATGAAGGAAAGCTTACTATGGCTAAAATACTAAGAGACTTAAAAACTTCTGTAAACAATGAGTTAGCTAATGTTACCGCAACTGTCATTGGTAATGGCTTATATTTATATGGTAGTAATGCTCCAACGTGTAACTTTTTAGGTGGTGCTATCAATGAGAATATGACTATATTTGGTAATACAATATCAGATATGAGTAAACTACCTAGTCAGTGTAAACATGGTTATGTTGTACAAGTAGCTAATACAGAAAATACAGATTCTGATAATTATTATCTAAAATTTTATGGAGATAATGGTAATGACGGCTCTGGTACATGGGAAGAAACGGTTAGACCACACGATTTTCACACACCTAAATCTACTGCTTCATATGCTAGAGGAGGTGATACTATCACGGTTAGTTTAACTTCTCATGGTCTTTCAGTTGGTGATAAAGTTTTTATAGACTTTACTGGTGGTCCTATTGATGGTGAATATGAAGTAACTTTAGTGCAAAATGGCAATACATTTAATGTGAAAGATTGGCTATATTGGGGTGATATATCATCTGGTACTACTTGTCATGTTTCAACAGATGGTATGATAAAAGGGTTTCGAGAGGAAACTATGCCACACGCTTTAGTTAATAATCGTGATGGTACTTTTACTCTCAAAGAGTTAAATGAAACTACTGCTAATGCTGACAGTAATGATAACTATTGGAAATATAGAGAAGTAGGTGATGAGCAATCAAACCCATACCCTAGTTTTATGGATAAAAAAATACAGCAAATATTTTTTCATAGAAATAGATTAGGATTTATTGCAGATGAACAAGTAGTTATGAGTCGTCCTGGAGATTATTTTAATTTCTTTATTGTGTCTGCTCTCACTGTAAGTGATGATAACCCTGTAGATATAACAGTTTCTGATGTAAAACCTGCTTTTATTAATCATGTACTGCCTTTACAAAAAGGTGTTACAATGTATAGCGATAACGGACAATTCCTGTTATTTACTGAGTCAGATATATTTAGCCCTACAACTGCTAGATTAAAGAAACTATCTAGTTATGAATGTGACGCTTCTTTACAACCTAGAGATATGGGTACCTCAGTTATGTTCACTTCTAATGTAGGTGCATATACTAGAGCGTTTGAAGTTACTCTACTAGATGATGATTTAGCACCTAAAGTTTTAGAACAAACAAGAGTTGTACCAGAGTATATACCTAAAACTGTTTCAGTATCAGCTGGTTCAGCTTCATTAGGTATTGTTACTTTTGGTGCAAAAAATTCATCTGAAATTTACCATTATAAATACTATGATTCTGGAGAAAGACGGGATCAGTCTGCTTGGTATAGCTGGACTTTAACAGGTACTATGCAGCATATGACTTATAGTGGTGGTACCTTCTATGTTGTAACTAAACAAGGTGATGATTATATCTTATGTAAGCATGAATATACTACAGATACTTCAAGTAATTCAACAGATACAACAAATACTGGTAACTATACTGTAGGAGGTAGTTCTGCCAACGTAGGTTCACCGTTACATACAGCTAGAAGTTTTGAAGCTTGTTTGGATAATATGATTATCCCAAAAACTATTACTTACACAGCTGCAAGTGGTGGTAATCCAGAAAAAACAGTCCTTACTTTTAGAACTGTTGCAGCTAATGGTTATCAACCAACTTCTGCTTCTAATTTTTATGCAATTGGCATGAATGGTACAAACGCAGGTATGGTTATTAAAGCTGATTCTGTAGCTGATAATTCTGCTACCTTTAATAATATCAATATGACTGGATGGGAAGTAGCTGTAGGTTACGGTTATACAAGTACAATTGAACTACCAGATTACTATTTTACACTTGAGGCTAATAGATATGATACAAACGGTTCTTTAAGAATCTCTGGTATTAATTTTGATTTGGGTGTATCTGGTCCTATGGAGTTCCATCTAACAGCTAAAAACTCTTATGTTGATTCTGCTGGTACAGTTACCAAAGAGTTTGATGATTACATTCAGTATGAATCAGGTATGATAACAGGTTTAGCTACCTTGGGTAATATACCTTCAGAACTTAATAAGACTGTACGAGTACCTATACAAAAGAAAAACAATAAATATAATTTACAAATAAAAATACCTGATCCTTTTTCCACCGCTTTAATCTCAGCAAGCTGGGATGGCATTTATAACCAACGAAGACATGCACGAAAGTAAGTTTATTAAGCCCTGCACTCCTGAGTTAGCTCTTAGTGTAGGGCAAAACTTACGGTGGGAAGACCGCCGTGAGGTAGAGCAAAACAGTGGATACTGCGCTGAAGCAGTTATTATCCAATCATATTATAATTCCGCATATGGTAACTGCGTTTATTTCGAGGTTCCCAACGGCAAGGCTGCTGGAGTGGCAGGAGTGACTCCTCAAAACATCATATGGATGCTTTGTACTGAGGCCAGCACAGAGTACCCCCATACGTTTGTTAGAGAAGCACGACGCTGGGTAAATAGCTTACCTAATACCTATGTATTTAATCATGCTGATATGCGAAATGAAGCTCATATAAAATTACTTAAGTTACTTGGATTCAAATTTATACGATACCATGTTAAAAATGGTGTTCCTCTTATAGAGTTTATAAAACTATGTGCGACCCCGTAAGCGTTACGCTTGGTGCAGTCTCAGCAGCTGGGGGCATGATGCAAGCCCAAGCACAGCATAAAGCAGCAAAAGCTGCAGCTGCAAGGCAAAACCATATCAATGAATTAAATTACCGCAACAACTTAAATATAGCCAAAGAGCGTGACCAAGCTAAGGCTAGAGACTACACTAGAAAATTACAAGCTGCAGCAGCTGCTCAAACAGCACTAGCTCAACAGCAACAACTTAATGTACAAGAACGTAATAGAGCTTCTATTGCTGCTCAACAAAAACTTCAAGAAGCTGGAACTGAAATAGCATTTGAACAACAAGCTGCTATTGCTAAACAGATAAAAGCTCAAGGTACTGTTTTAGCATCACAACAATCTGGTCAATCTATGTTACTATCTTTAATGGATACCGAAAGGCAATTAGGGTTTGAAGATGCACAGTTACGTGCAAGCATGGTTGATGCAAACAAAGCTTATCGAATCCAAGAATATGGATTTGACTTAGATAAGTTTACTGCTGATGTTATGGCTATGAATAGGCTACCAGCTGCACCGACTGCACAACAAGCATCCTTTGCACCAATTAAAGAACCTGAAGTACAAGGTCCGTCAGGCTTAGGCTTAATGGGCGGTATGCTTAGTGCTGCTGCTGGCGGTGCTGCAATGGGCGTAGGTACACATGCAGCTGGTAAAAAAGCTGGAATCAGCATAATGGGAGGATAAATCATGACAGCATACAAAAAACAAACCCGTGATGTGTGGTTTAAAGGTCGTCAAGTACACGACCCTTCCAAGCAAATGTTCGAGGAAGCTAGTGACGCATCAAGAAAAGATCAAGAGTTCCTTCGTGATTTTGAAGCACGAGGTAAAGAGTATTCCAGAGCATTAGATAACTGGAATAAAAACCAAGCATTACTAGATAAAGAGAAAGTAGATTTCTTTACAACTATAAGTAAAACTATAGATACATCCGTCAAGAATTTAGTTGTTGACGGCATGTACTTAAGGGATAAAGCTGGTGTTGAAGCAGCTGATAGAGATTGGCAATCAAAGTCTTTTGAAGAGAAGCAAGCAATAACCAAAGAAGTTAATGATCTTTTAAAAAAACAATCAGATGTTAACTGGAAACGTACTTCTATAGCTGCTGAATTAGAAAAAGCAGGTTTAACTGAATATGCTACTTTTGTTAATGGACAGAACTCTGCATATAAAACTAGAATACATTCAAAGATACTTCAAGAAGGTTTAAATAATTTACCTTCTTCTCTTAGAATAGCATTAGGTGATACAGGACCAGATGCTAGAACATATACTATTCTAGATCCTACTACAGGAGAAAGTATAGAATTTACAGCAGCAGAAGTTAATAGTGATCCTACATTATCTGGATTAAAAATACGAGCTATCGCTGATGCAGTTACTAAAGATCATTACTGGACAGTAAACCCACAAGGAATAAAGAATGATATTTTAACCTCCTTAATGGGTGATAAGGTTGATGATATTAAAAATAAATTTATTCAAGAAAACGCTTTACAGCAAAAAAACGATTTAATATCTAAAAATCTTACCGATTTGAGTGGTGAGATTGGTGCTCAATTAAATTTATTCTCTACGTGGGATGGGGAATCTTTTACTTTAACTCAAGGTAAAGCTGATGTACTCCAAAATAATATACAAAATTATTTGAATACTGCAACAGCTCAATACGCTGGTATGGGTGAAGCTAACCCTAATAATAAAGCTAGAGAAGCTTTAAAGAACTCTTTAGTTGAATATGTTACAGCTCAAGGTGGTAGTCAAGCACAAGCTGCTGAACTTGTAGAAGATATACTTTTTGGAAGAGGTGATGTTAAGATATTATTTAAACATCACGCTACTGGTAAAGACGTAACACTAGCTGAATTAGATCCATTTAGATTTGGACTTGCAGGTAGTTGGAAAGAAAATCTTATAGGTTCTGACGGTGCTTTTGTACAAGGTTCTCAATCTATAGATCAAACAGAACTACTAGCTGATAAAGGTTGGGTTCCTTCAGGTGTTGATGCTAAAGGTGGAAAAGTAGACTACGGTAAATTATATAAAAAAGATGGTACACTAAACGAACTATGGAAAGGTACTATTCAGTATGATTGGGCGGTAAGAAAAGAAGCTGGTGAAAAAATACCAGATGCAGAACTCGCTAAAGTAATGAAAGACTTCTATAATTATGGTATCACTGATCAAAAAGCTTTAAATGCTATCAGAAATTTTGATGGAGATGGGTTGACTGCAGCAAAGACAACAGAAAGGCTTAATCAAATTGGTATGAGTGAAATCGTAGTTGATGGTCAATTAGTTATTACTGAGGATTTAGAGGCTAAATTTAATAATAAAGCTATTATTGAATGGGCTGAAAAGAACAACGTAGAAATAGTTGATCAGTATTATGGTGCTGAAGATACTACTGTTCTAGCTGCTAGTAATGCAGATATATTAAATGCTGTTACTGAAAACAAGGGTTTAACTGCTAACACTCAATCAGTTGTTAATGATTTAGAAGCTCAAGTTAGAGAAGGGGTTAAGCAATATCAAGCTAATGCACCTACCTCAGACAGTTCAAACTATAAAACTGAACCAGAGTTAATAAAAGCAGTAACTACACAAGTTTTAAAAGACTTCGCAGTTAACAAAAAAGACCCAACTCACGAGCATTTTATTAATAAACAAGGTATAGCAGTTAATGCAGCACCTAAAGGATGGTTTGGTAGAACTAATAAAAAAGAATTAGTTAAACTTCAAAATGAAGCAAGTTTAAGTAACTTAAGGGCTGAAGTGTTAAATGGTACATTTGATCAAGAGACTGAATTATTAAGCACAGAACAATTAGCAGCTGTCCGTCAAGGCCAAGTTAACTACAACCGTAGAGGTACAGCTGTTTTAGGTGTTTCAGATAGATTACCACCTTATATTTTAAAGATGGCAGCTGAAGTTAATACGAACCCATATGACTTTGTTAATAATCAAGCAAAACTTGCTGGCTGGGGGCCAGACGAGTGGGTTCCTATGATACCTAGTCCACAAACTAAAGCTTTATTAGATTCTTTTAAACCAAGTGAACTAGCTACTATTTATAGGATATTACCAGATGACGCAAATCTAAATCGTCCTGTAAAAGGTTTCAGTTATAAATTAAATTCAAAAGTAAACACTATACTCAAAAACCAAGGTTTGTCTGAACTACCCAGTGAACTTGCTCTTTTTAATTCAATAAGCGATATGAGCACTGCTGATTGGAAAACTGTAGGTGAAGGTGATAGATTAGGTAAATTTCAGCTTTTAACTACAGATGTTAAAGATTATTATACTAGAAATAATTTAAAGTTTAACCAAGCAGAGTTTTTAAACGACCACGATTTACAAGAGAAAGTATTTAAAAATTTAATATCAAGAGTAACTTCAGAAGCATGGGATAATGCTGAGGTTTATAAATCTGGAAGAACTTCAACTGGTTCTAAAAATAAAGCTAGAACACTAAGAGATATTTTTAATCGTATTAGATATGGTGGTTATATAGATGATGAGTTGGGGCAGGATTTTAACAGTCTCCATCAAGGAAACTTATTTATGCAAAATTTTAGTCAGTATTAATTATGGCAGAACTTAATAGCCCCTCCACTGGAATCGTAGATGCTCAGTCAGGGGGCATGATTCACAGTGAAAGCACTGGTATAATTGACGAAACACAAGGTGTTGAGCAACCTGTACAAGAATCAATACCACAAGAAGTAGCTACACCTACGGGTATAGAAGAGGAAGAAGAGAAATTAAATATAGGTAATGAAATAGCGGCTGTTGTAGGTGGTGGAGCTGTTGATGCTGTAGAAAGTGTTGGCGGCTTTGCTGAATTAACAGGTGATACTCTTAAAACAGGTTTAAATTCTTTACTTGGTCATGAAGTAGATCAAACACAGAATCCATTTGATGACGATTATGTTCATGGAGATGGTAACTTTCTAAACATACCAGATCAGGTAACTGATTGGAATGGTAATGTGATGTGGGAAGATGCAGCACCTAAAACAGCTATAGGTAAGTTTGGACGTGGACTTGTAGAGTTTGGTCTTCTTACAGCTGCTACAGGTGGTGTAGGTGGTGCTACAGTCGGCGGTGCTAAAGTAGGAATACGAGGTATAGCCGCTGCTAGAGCTATGGGTGTAGGTGCTCAAGGATCTAAGTATTTAAACTTTGTCCGTAAAGGTGTAAAGATTGGTAGTGAAGGAGCTATTGCAGATTTAATCTCTAGCAGCTCTGAACATGCTAATATAATGAACCTCGCACAAGATCACATACCGTGGGCGGTGCCTATCATTGGCGATATGATAGCTGTCAAACCAGAAGATAATCCTTGGACAGCACGATTTAAAAGTATTGCAGCTGGAGCTGGATTGAACTATGTAGGTCATGCTATAGGAGCTATCTATCAAGGGTTCTGGGCAGCTGGTAGAGCACGTATAGCAGGTAAAACAGTAGAGGAATCAAACCTTATTGGTAATGACGTATCAGCTAAGAAATTTGAAACTGATATGGAGTTAGATGAATTAGGTCGTACTGAAATGGCTCTTGATGATTTTCAACGTGGTTTAGGTAAAGCTCGTACAGAACCAAGAGATGAGTTTGCTCGTAGCTATGGTACTGATAAAGAGTATGAAGAATGGGCTGGTTTACGTGGTAGTGAATTAGATGAAGATGTAGTACGATCTGATGAACTTTTTGCTGAGTTTCAAAGAAGAGGTTCTGAAGCTGGTGATGAATGGGATGATTCAATACAAAGTAATACTAATCGAATCTTAGATGATGAATCTAGAGCAGATAGTCCCTTTGTTAATGATGATAAATTTTCACAAACAGAACAAGCTACTTACACTACACCAGAGAAAGGTGCAGTTGAAACTCATGTAAAGCAAGCTATTGAAAGTAATAAAGCTACAGGTGATGCTGGTAGTTATGCTGATATTATTTCAGAACCATATCTAAAAGCTGTTGCTCGTGGTGATAGAAACATCTTACAATATATTAAAGAAGTTGCTGAAGATTTAGCTACTGCAAGCTCTAAAGGTATAGAAAGTACACTTAATTGGGCTGACGTTAAAAAGGTAATTTTAAAACAAGCTAATGATATTCTAGAAATACTGGAAGGTGGTGGGGATTTAGGTAAAGTTTTTAAAGATGCACTAGAAGACCCTAACAATAAAGATTTTCGTTTGTATGCTGATGGAGGACAAGAATTAGTTACTATATCTCCAACTCAGAAAGCTGCTAATGTTTTAGTTATGAACGCTTTAGGTAAAAAGGTTCATGCTATAGCAACAGGATCTATGACTATTACGCCAGGAGCTACGATTGGTAGACAGGCTGATATGGTCTTTGATCAACTCAAAGTCTTATTAATGGAAAATAAGAAGATGGGTATGATGTGGGGTCTTGACGGTAAAGCTCAACAACAGTATTTATTAAGTCCAGACATTCAACGCATGAAAAATAAAGGTTTGGATGTTATGAGACAGCAGAATGATGAATACTTTAATACATTACGAGGTTTACTTAAGCAAGAGAGATGGCAAGAACTTGAAGATTTAATGGAACTACATACTTTATCAGGTGGTAAAGTAAGAACCTTGCATCATATACATGAATATTTACGGTCTACACTAAGAGGTGGACGTATGGATGATGTACATATTAAAGGTCGTGTTCGTAAAGAGCTTCAAGGTACATTCTTTAATTCAGTTTTAAGTTCATTTGCAACACCTGTAAAAGCTGTATTAGGTACTAATATGCTTGCGGTTTTAAGACCAATGCAAGCGTGGATGGGTGCTGGTATAAGAGGTAAGCAAAAAGAGATGTTTATGGCAGCTTCCCAAATGGATAATATGGGTAAAGCTTGGGCTGAAAGCCTTCAATTAGCTAAACATAACTGGGAACTAGGAGTTAAAAAGAAAGGCCAATCTTATCAAGGTAAGTTTGACTATGATACTGACCTGAAAGAATGGAAGAACATGAAGAAGTTCTATGAAAGGTATGGTAGCAATAGTGAAAAACTGGCTTATGGTGCTTTAGATAAAGTTGTAGATATGAATAACATGCCTTGGGTTCGTTATAGTGTTAATGCTATGGGGGCTGGAGACGCTGCTGCACGTACTATTATTGGTAGACAGTATATGCGTCAAAGAGCTGCAGCTAAGGTATGGGATGAAGCTACAGATTTAAACCATCTAGATCCTAATTCATTAAAAAGATTAGCTGAAGAAAGTGAAGAAGCTTTCCGTGGTGAAATTTTTAAAACAGATCAATATGGATTTTCTATTGTATCAGATAAAGGTGCTTCGATGGCAGGTGATGAAGCTGCTATGACTAGAGGATTGCAAGAAAACTTTAAAGGTTTTGAACTTATTTCTAATATTCCAGGAATGAAAGCTTTCTTCCCATTTGTTAGAACTGGTTTCAACTATCTTGATGTTACATTCCAGCATACACCTTTACAAATCTTTAGAGATAAGTACTATGATATTAAGCAATTAGCTGATAGTCCAAACCCTTCTCAACAGTTATTAAATAAATATGGTATAAGAGCACAAGACGCTCAATATGAGTTAGCTCTTATGGAAGGTCGTATGGCTATGGGTACATCTATTATAGGTTTAGCTAGTCTTGCTGCCTTAAGTGGTAGAATTACTGGTGATCTTCCAGTTAATAAAGAAGATAGAGACTTATGGAAGCTTAATGGTATCAAGCCTAAATCTTTCATATTACCTAATGGTACCTATGTATCTTATGAAAAGGTAGAAATATTTAATACTATCTTTAGTACAACAGCTAATGTAGTAGGTAATGCCGATTTATTAGGTGAGAAAAGGACTGATGAGTGGATGAAAAAGCTAACCTATATGACAGCAGCTGTGGTTGTAGATCAATCTATGTTGTCTGGTGTAGAAGATTTAGCTAGACTTATGAATCCACAAACAGCTGAGGATCTCTTACTTCAGACTGGTACTAGATATTTACGTTCACATCTACCTTATGCTGGTCTTATGGGTCAGATTGGTGATGTTGTAGACTCTAACCAAAAAGAAGCTAATAGTTTCTTAGAGTTATTAGCTAAACGAGATGCAGCATTTAAAGGTGCTATACCATCTAAGTATGATATTTTAAACAAAGACCGTTCAGGCCAACCTTTAAGGTATGGTCCAGAGCAACCATTACATCGTTTGTTTAACTCTATGTTACCTCTAGGATTCACAACTCCTGAAGGAGATGAGGTTAAAGAAACACTAATGGCATTAAGGTTTAATCTACCTGAGACTATGAGTACTTATAGAGGAGAACCTTTGAACTCTTTAGAGAAATCTGAAATGTCAAAGATGTTATCTCAAGGTAATCTAAGAAAAGACTTAGAAAGATTGTTTAAAAAGAAAGGGTTTAAGCGAGCTTTATCAGAATACAAGACGCTGAAGCTTAAAGAATCAGATGGTTACAAACTAAAAGACCAGATATTCTATAGAGAAGTACAGAAAATATTTAGACACCACAAAGCATTAGCAATGCAGAAAATGCTATCTGAAAATGCTGGTCTTTCTGGACGTTTATTAGCTAGAAATTATCAGAAAAACATGGGTAAGGTAGGTAATTATTCCGATACTGCTCGTGCGAAGATTGACTATTTATTACAAGAGTTTCCAAAATAGGCACCGATCCTATACACATTGATTATCAATGGCAGTTACAACTAAAAAGACATTTAATGCTGTAGGTAGTGGGGGTCAGTCATCAACGACTGTCTTCACTCCTGTCAGTATAGAACTGAATAACCAAGATGATCTAGATGTATATGTTACGTTGTCAGGTGGTACAAGGGTCTTAAACTATCGTCAATCGACTGGTAGTACTACAGACTCTAACCACCCACAGGTGAACGATACAACTGGATTATATTTCCCCGCACAAAATGCTGGGGTAACACTTTACAATTATATATTATCCACTGATAATGACACTATTACGTTTAATTCTGCTTTACCTACAGGTGCAGTAGTATCTATAGAACGTAGAACTAGGGATAGTTCTAGTGATTATACTAATTTTGCAGGTGGAAGTACAATTAGACATACAGATGTTAATAGAGCGTTTGATGAATCTAATTTCACAGCACAAGAAGCAAGGAATAAAGCATTTGAAATAGAAGGTAAGATATGGGATAAAGAAGCTACAAGCACATCATTTATTACAAGTAATGAGATTGTAGATGGGACTATTGTTGCTGATGATTTAGCTAGTGATTCTGTTACTACAATTAAGATAGTAGATGCTAATATCACTACAACTAAAATAGCAAATCTCAATGTAATCAGAGATAAAATTGCTAATGATGCAATAGATGCTACAAAAATTGCTGATGATTCACTTAATTCTGAACATTATGTAGATGGTAGTATTGATACACAGCATATAGCAGCTGATCAAATAACTAATGCATTGATCGCTGATAGCCAAATAGACTCTGAGCATTATGTAGATGGTAGTATTGATAGAGAACATCTAGCAGCGGATATCGTTGATGGAACTAAGATTGCAGATAGTTCAATTAACTCTGAACACTATGTAAATGCAAGTATTGATCATATACACTTAGGAAATGATATTATTGATGGAGATAATATACAGGATAATGCAGTTAACTCTGAACATATCGCAACTAATGCTGTTACTGATTCTGAAATAGCAACAGGTACTTTAGATAATAGATACTACACAGAAACCGAACTAGATGCTGGTCAACTAGATAATAGATATTATACAGAAACTGAGTCAGACGCTAGATACTTTAATATAAGTACAGGTGACACTATTAAAGATGGCGATACCTTCCCAGATAACGATACAACAATAGCTACAACTGCTGCTATCAATGATAGGATTATAGATCTTGTCGATGATGTAGGTGGTTTTGTTCCAATTGCGAATGAAACAAGCTTCCCTGCTGCTAACCCTGACGTTAATAATGGGGCTGGTACTCTTGTCAGTATTAAAGCATTGGCTAGTAACCTTACCTCAAATGGAAGTGGTATAGCTACTATAGCTAATGGAGCAGGTACTGGTAATACAGTCACGATCAACGGACTAGAAAACAGCACAACTTATGCTGCTACATTCGGGATGATCGTAGAAACAACCACTACTCTACATACCTATGCGTTTCACAGAAGTACCCCTAAAGCAACTGAGGTTACAACGGTTGCAGGTAGTGTTGCAAATGTTAACACTTGTGCAACTAACATTACTAATATTAATACAGTTGCGTCAGACTTAAATGAGGATACGAGTGAAATTGATACCGTAGCTAACAGTATAACTAATGTAAATACAGTAGGTAATGCTATTACTAATGTTAATGCTGTAGGAACTAATATATCTGGAGTACACCATTATGCTGACGTATATCAAGTAGCAACATCTCAACCTTCTCAAAGGGCAGATGGAGATGCTTTGATAGCTGGAGATATGTGGTTTGATAGTTCTTCTAATAAAGAGCTTAAAATACACAATGGGTCTTCTTATCAGCTAGTTACACCTTCTCAGTCTGTTCTAAATGATATATCAGTTGTATCTGGTAACATTACATATGAAGAAGATTTAGGTCTTATTACTGAGTCTGTAGCAACAGGTACAGGTGATAGTATAGAGACTTGTGCAGATAATATAACAAAAATACAAGCATTAGGTACTACAGCTGCAGTAGCTGACATGGCTTTATTAGCCACGACAGATTGTATTGCAGATATGGCTATTTTAGGTACAACTGATGTAGTAGCAGACCTAAATACGTTAGCTACAGCTGACGTAGTGTCTGATATGAACACGTTGGCTGTAACAGATGTTGTTAATGACATGAATACACTGGCTACAACCAGTAATGTTAGTAACATGAACACTGTTGCTGCTTCTATTGCTGACGTAAACCGTTATGCAACTGAATATACTATAGCTTCTTCTTCTCCAGGAAGTCCTGATGAAGGTGATCTTTGGTATAATAGCTCAGGAAACGCTTTAAACTACTACACAGGTAGTTCATGGACAGCTATTGCCCCAGGAATTGCAAATGTTGTTAATGATTCTGCTCCACAGTTAGGTGGAAACTTGAACGCTGATAGTAATAACATAACAAATGGTGGTACTGCTACCTTTAGTTCATTTGTTGGCACCCTAACTGGTACAGCTACTGGTTTAGCAGGCTCACCTAATATAGATGTGGGTACAATTGATGGTACAAATTTACAACTCGACTTTGGAACTCTTACATAATGGCAAAATTATTAAAACTAAGACGTGGAACTACCACGCAACATGGTAGCTTTACAGGAGCCGAAGGCGAAGTTACTATTGATACAGATAAAGACGTACCTGTAGTACATGACGGCTCAACAGCTGGAGGACATCCTGTAGCTGCTGAAGATATGGCTAATGTGTCTAGTGCTAATATAGCTGGAAGATTAGGTACAGACTCTATAGCAACAACTAAGATTGCGGGTGGGGCTTTACCTACAGACGTGACAGTAGCTAGTGCAAATATAGTTAATGGAACAATCGTTGAAGGAGATATAGCAGATGATGCTGTGACTGCCGATAAACTTGCTAGTAACGCAGTTGTTTCAGCTAGTATTGTCGATGGTAGTATTGTTAACGCAGATATTAACGCAAGTGCTGCCATAGCAACAACTAAGCTTGCTAATGGAGCTTTACCTACAGGCGTAACAGTAGCTAGTGCGAATATAGTTGACGGTTCAATAGTTGATGCGGATGTTAATGCAAGTGCAGCAATAGCTGGATCAAAACTTGCTAACCCAATATCTTTAGCTGATGATCATAAAATATCATTTGGAACAGGTTCAGGTAATAATTTAGAGATATTTCACGAATCAAGTTCAAATACTAATGAGATAATAGCGCAAGGTGGGGATATACATCTTGAATGTGATAACTTTATGGTTATTAATGACTCCACAAATGGTCGTACTATATTTGTAGATGAAAGTAATAGCCGATTAGAATTAGGTTTCGATGGAAATCA